AACCCAGAGCACTACACACAAGGGATAGAATGTATTGACTATATTACCTCAAAGAACATGAGTTTTCTTGAGGGCAATGTGGTAAAATATGTCACTCGATATAAGATGAAGAATGGATTAGAAGATTTAAAGAAAGCACAATGGTATTTAAATCGTCTAATAGAAATTACAATGAGGGAGAAAAATAATGAAAGTAGCAAACAGTAAAAACATACACACTCTAATACCAGATGTGTATGAAGTAATGAAGTCAAAGGAGTACTCTGGAGACTTAAACTCTATAGCTATGCAGGCAGGTCGTGAAGTAGAGGAGGCTATTAAGAATGCCTTTGAGCCTTACGAACAAAAAGCAGGACTAAGAATGTCTGGTATAGGTAGATGTGAGAGAGCACAATGGTATGCTGTTAAAGGATATACTCCAGAAGAGATAGATGGTAATGTTTACCTCACTTTCTTACAGGGCCATGTTCTTGAGGCTGTTCTTGTAGCTCTTATTAAACTAGCAGGGCATGAGGTAAAGGACCAGCAAAAGAAACACACTGTAGAGGGAGTTAATGGCTCACAGGATTGTACTATTGATGGTGAGCTAGTGGATATTAAGACAGCTAGTGCTTGGTCTTGGGACAACAAGTTTACGCCCACTGGTATAGCAGATGATGGCTTTGGTTATGTTAAGCAGTTATCTGCATATGGTAAGAATGACAACAGAGAGCATGGTTACTTCCTTGCTTTAAATAAAAACAAATCAACTCTTAAGTTATGTAAACAAGAACTTGAGCAGGATGTTGATACTTTTATTGTTGACTTAAAAGATAAGATGGAATCTGATACACCGCCAATGAGATTAGCTAAGGCTACTACTCTAACCAAACAAGGGGAAGAGAAGTTGTGCATGACATGCTCATTCTGCAATTTTAAGAATGACTGTTATGGTAGTCTAATAGCAAGACCAATCCCATCTGGCAAGATAACTAATTATTTTGTTGACAATACAGGAGCCAGCTTTTGAAACAGCTACCAGAGTTAAAGGCCTACATTGCAAAGACATATGATACCTGTCTTATATGTGATGAGTTAGAGATAGAGCCAGAGGATTTACTAGATGCATTTGAAAATAAATTAATAGAAAAGAAAGACAGATTTCTAGAAGATTTTGAGGAGCAGTAAATGGGATTAGAATATGTAATAATATGTAGTGTACTAATAATAGCAGGAGCTGTTACAGTATACTTTACAAACAAACAATCATATGAAAAAGGTATTACTACTGCTGTGTTATTACACAGGAATGGTAGACTAAAGTATTATGATTATTATGATGAACAAGGCGAGAGAATGGTTGACATTGAAATCGCACCAATGGAGGATGAAGAATGAATACACTACCAAATGACTACCAAAATTTTATAGCACTAAGCAGGTATGCGAGATGGCTACCCGAGAAGAATAGAAGAGAGACATGGAAAGAAACAGTAGCTAGGTACTTTGACTTTATGGAAGTACACTTGAAAGAGAATACTAACCAAGAGCTAATACCTAAGACAAGAAAAATACTAGAGGATGCAGTATTAAACCTTGAAGTTATGCCAAGTATGAGAGCACTGATGACTGCAGGTAAAGCACTAGCAGATAATAATATAGCAGGATATAATTGTGCCTATCTAAGTGTGGACCATCCAAAAGCATTTGATGAGGCTTTATATGTATTAATGCATGGCACTGGTGTAGGGTTTAGTGTAGAGAGACAGTTTGTTAACAAGCTACCAGAGGTACCAGAAGAAATGGTAGATGTTGATGATATTATTGTTGTACAGGATAGTAAAGAGGGCTGGCAATCTGCATTTCGTAAACTTATTACCTATCTCTATGATGGTGAGATGCCTAAGTGGGACTTCTCAAAGATAAGACCTAAAGGTGCTAGGCTTTCTACCTTTGGAGGCCGGGCCAGTGGACCAGAGCCTTTACTAGACTTGTTTCACTTCTCTACTAATTTGTTTAAGGATGCAGTAGGTAGAAAATTAACTAGCTATGAGGCACACCGTATGATGTGCAAGATAGCAGAGGTAGTTGTAGTGGGTGGAGTTAGGCGTAGTGCATTGATTTCCCTAAGTAATTTGACCGATGAGCGTATGCGTAATGCTAAGTCTGGTCAGTGGTGGAGTGATACACCAGAGATGGCTTTAAGTAATAATAGTGTATGCTATACAGAGAAGCCGGACATTGGAATCTTTATGAAAGAATGGACATCTTTGTACGAATCTAAGTCTGGTGAGCGTGGTATATTCAATAGAGAAGCAGCAATTAAACAGGTAGCTTCTATTGGCAGAAGAGATACTGACCATGACTTTGGTTGTAATCCCTGCAGTGAAATCATATTAAGAGATGGGCAGTTCTGTAACTTAACAGAGATTGTAGTAAGAGGTGATGACACACAAAAAGATATAATGCGTAAGGCTAGGTTAGCTACTATACTAGGTACATTCCAAGCATCACTAACAAATATTAAAAGATTACGACCTAAGTGGGTTAAAAATACAGAAGAAGAATCCCTATTAGGAGTCTCATTAACTGGTATAATGGATAATAGTTTTATGAATGGCTCTGTGGACAAGGAAGCCTTACCAAAATTCCTTGAGAAAGTTAGAAAAGAAGTAGTTGAAATTAATGCTCATTGGTCAGAACTACTAGGCATTAACCAAGCTACTGCAACCACAGCCATCAAGCCTAGTGGCACAGTCAGTCAGTTAGTTGACAGTGCTAGTGGTATACATACCAGACATAACGATTATTATTTTCGTAGAGTAAGAGCAGATGCTAAAGACCCCATAGCCCAGCTAATGGAGGACCAAGGCATCCCTTGTGAACCGGATGTAATGAAACCTAATAGTGTTAAGGTGTTTACATTTCCTATGAAAGCTCCAGATGGTGCTGTACTAAGGAATGATAGGACTGCTATTGAACAGTTGGAACTGTGGCTTACATATCAAAGACATTACTGCGAACATAAACCAAGTGTTACTGTAAGTGTTAGAGAACATGAATGGATGCAGGTAGGTGCGTGGGTATATGAGCACTTCGATGAGGTAAGTGGTGTTAGTTTCTTACCACACTCGGACCATTCATATCAACAAGCACCATATGAAGATTGTAGTAAGAAAGAATATAATGAACTGGCTAAGAAAATGCCTAAGTCTGTTGACTGGGAATTGATTAGTCAGTATGAGCTAACAGATATGACAGTGGGTACAAAGACATTGGCATGTACTGGTAGTGTTTGTGAATTAGTTGACTTAGTTGAGGAAGAAAGGGAAATAGAATGAATACGATATTATTAATAATAGTTTTGCAGGTTATTGTCATTAGCTTAACTGGATGTAGTGCTTTTGAAGAGAAGCTACACCAGCAAGAGGTAGAACAACAACAATTAAATTGCTCGCCACCACATGACAGGCTGTGTGTAGGGTGGATGATATGAGAGTAAGTTTAATGCGAAAGCTATGGAAAGAAAAGGTAGAGGTGCCTGCTCTAGAAAAAAAGATAGAGAAAATCCTCAAGGCGATAGATGTTAAACTAAAAGAAAGGAGTAAAGATGTTAGAGAAAATTAAGAATGGTGCCGATGGTGCTATAGATGTAGGTATTAAGTTGATTAGCTTATCAATTGTATTACAGATTATCTTTGGACAAAAGGTAGCCTTCCTTACAGGAAATGTAATTGGTTCTATACTTGATATAGTTTGGACTCTTGGTAATGCAGGACTAGCAGGAATAATCGCAGCCGGTATTATTTGGAAACTACTCGATAAAGACATCACGAGTGGAGGCAAGTAAGCCAATCAAGAAACCTAGTGGTCTTGTTCAACTAGACAAGACTGCTAGACTCTACCAAGAATTACAAAAGAAAAAGAAAGACACTAACCCAAGACTTTGGAAATCAGACTGGAGAAAGTAATGAAGAACAAAGGAATACTACCGCTACCTGTATTTAGTAAAGGCAGAGGTGATAAGAAGAGGGAGCTCATGGTTAGTCTAAACAATTTCTTTCCTATGCATTACATACAAAAGAACAATGTAAAGCAAGCATACCATGCAACAGTGAAAGAATGGGTAAAGACATTGCCCAAGTACAAGACAATACAACCTAACTACAAACTATTTTTTAATAACAAAAGAAAGAAAGACTTAGATAACTATACATTTCCTATGCATAAGTTTCTTATGGATGCTTTAGTAGAGAATAATATAATTGAAGATGACCACTACGAATATGTTACCAAGATTACTACTGAGTTTGGTGGCCTAGATACGGACAACTATGTTGTCGTAGAAATAAAAGGAGAAGAGCATGGGACTGAACAAGAGTAAGGATATAAAAGAGATGCGTAAGTTTGATGTGGACCTAGAGTTTGGTCA